ATTTCTGATAATCAATAATTATCAGAAAGTTCGCTAGATATTGGAATCGAACCAATGACCCCTTTGTTAACAGCAAAGTGCTCTAAACCAACTGAGCTAATCCAGCATATTTTCATTTACTTTCCGGGAGAGTTATTCTCTCCGAAAAATCATAAATTTTTCGGAGTTAGTCATTGAATTCTCATAATGGAGGACACATTCCTCATCTTTTCTTAAGAAAGAAATAAAATAAATTAAACGCACTATAAAAATAAAAAAATAAAATAGTTTTTAATCAATAAGTTTAGTTGAATAGATTTTTTTGTGATTTTTTATATAATGGTTCTTTTTGCATTAATACAGTTGGCTAAGAAACATACAGAAATTTTAGGAACCTTTTATGAAATTATTTTAAAGAATAAATGGGATCTAACTGTTTTTTTTGATTTAGAGGATGATAATTACACATTTATCCCATATTATAACAAATTATTTAATTATACCATTCCAATTCGAAAAGGAAGGGATTTTGAATCCGAAATGGATAATTTTGATTTTCTTATCTTTGCATCCAGTTCAGATGATTGCCGCTTCCAAGAATATATGAGAAACCCAAATATCTCCCATAAATGCATTTTTGTTCATCATCAAGCTATTCATATTAAACCCTATATGATTCGCAACATAAGTGTTACTCCACTTGTTACTAATGACCATTTAAATAACACTGTTTCTCAATATATTCTTCCTGTTTATAAATCATATAAAGCTATCCATTGGAAACCTATTTCTAATAAAGTAATTTTTGCTGTGATTGGAGCAATTAGAGGTGTTAACTCTGGAAAAACTGTAGATAGAGATTTAAACTTAGTTCAAGAAGTATTAAATGCCTATCCAGACGGAAACTATGAATTCTGGTTTTTTATGAGAAAAAATGACTGGGCATGGATTGCTAGAAAACATAAATGGTTAAGAGAAAATAAAAGAGTTGTTGCATTTCCCGGCCTCAAAACCGAAAATATGATTAAAGTACTCCACCAAGCCAAATTTATACTCCCCCTCGCCAAAAAGAAAGGATGGTTCTATTGGGAAAGACTTACTGGATCAATTCCTCTCGCAGTAAATTTCAACATACCATTATTGATTGATAGAGAACTTGCTGCTATTTATGGATTACAGGATTGTTCAATGTGTTATGAAAATTCAATTTTGGAGATTTATGAAAATTTAATAAAAATGTCTGATGATAATTATTATCAATATATTGTCAAAATAGTAAAATACAAAAAAGATATATGCAAACAAAATGAAAAAAATTTTTTAGATATATGTATGCGTCAAATTATTGGGAAACATGTAATAAATTATTTTGATAATTTGCATGCCAAAAATGCTGCAAATCTTCCAGAACCAAGACAAAATAACAATGATCAGAGAAGAGGTTTCTTTTTTCGGTAGATGAAAAAAAATACAAATAATAAAATATTTAGTTATATAATAATGGAAGAAAAATATATTATTTATAAAGGTAGCGGTGGTTTAGGTCATATGCTTCAAACAATTCGTCGTGCAATTGATTTTTCCAAAACTACCAAAAGAAAATTAATTATCGACACCGCAAATCATTCAGCATTTATGCATCGGTTTAATGATATTTTTTATATTGATGGAGTTAGTTATTCAGATAATTATGATGAGATCCCAGTTAATTATAAATGGAATGGAAGGACAATGAATGAAATAAAATTTGGGGAGAGAAAATGGATTGAGGGCTCAACTTATGAAATGTTTGGTATAGATATTTCAAAACTTAAAAGAAAATGCAACGATAGAATTATCGTTTTTACAGGGACAGGGAAAGGAAAATATATTAGAGGCCTAAGAGTCAGAGAAATAATCTTAAATAAACTAAAAACCGAAGAAAAAATAAATGGAAAATATATCGGAGTTCAATTCCGAAATACTGATATGAAAAATAATATCAATAATTTTATTACTAAAATTAAAAATATATCAGATAAAACTGGTATAAATATCGTATATTTTGCCAGTGATGATTATGCTGCCTTTGATACTGCCAGAAATGCTTTACCTCATATTAAATTCATTCGAAAAACAATTCCACCAAAAAATATTAAAAATTTACACTATAACAAATCTGTTAATAAATTCCTCCAAATTTATGAAGCCTTACGAGATATATATTTCCTAATTCAATCGGAATATTTTATTCCATCAAAAAATTCCAGTTTTTCAAAATTAATAATGTTCAACATTAGAGCAAGAGAAAATATGTTTAAATTCAAATCACAAACTAAAATTATTTGAAATATTAAATTATAAAAATTAATTTTTTGACTTCTTCGTTGATTGACGTAAAACTGCATTGGTTTCTTCCAATTCAGTTTTTCTCTTTCTTAATACAGTTACTTCCTGTTCAACGTCTTGTTTCTCTTTGAAAAGACGATTATTCGCACATTCCAAAACAACAATATTATCCTGAAGCGATTTAATCTTTGAATCTTTCAACTTCAGTTCAGTCTTCATTTCTTCAACATGTTTCGTATTTCCGTCAGCCAAATCCGCCAAATACTGCACAGCATCTCCTAATCCACTCTTTGCCAACAAATCCGCTGCACTTTCTCCTTTCCGATTCTTCAATTTCAAATCCGCTCCCATATCCAACAATTTCTGAATAATTTTAATATTACCCATTACAATTGCAGTATGGAGCAAAGTATTTCTGAAAGGATCACGTGTAAGTGTCTGATTAATAGAAAAATTGGCTGCTTCAAGAGCTTCCAATACTTTCTTCTCATCGTTCTCAATAATTGCCATATTCAAATCATCAATCGTCATATTACGATTAAGATTAAATGGATTTATAGTAGTAGTATTTGAACCACCAAAAAGATTTGTATAAACTCGTCTAGACATTTTCAATAATTCTTTTGATAATTGCATTTTATTAAATCAATTTTTTCTTATAAAAAAAATTGATTTATTATTTGTTAAAACCTCCTCAAAATTATTTACAATGTCTAGCGCTGCAAAATTTAATATTGACGATTTCGATATCGCCGACAAGATTATTGAAGTACTTTGTGATAATCGTGATAAGTTTTATTCACTCAGAGAACTGCATTCAATTCTTTTCGACAAATTCGAAGAATTCCGCAATCCTGAACTCAAATCAATCCTTATCAACAAACTGAAAGTAGCTTTTATCTCAATCGAAGGTGACTATAACAATGTCTATCGCATCGTTATTGATAATAAACACTACCTTATCTGGAGCCTTAAAAGCAAAGATTCAATCATCAAAGAGTCCAACAAAGATTCAGTCAAGAAAATTGATGATGCCAAAATTGATGAAGACTTGGATAATTTCCTTAGTGTGAATAATTCTTCCGAAACATACATCACAATTATTCGTGATATGATCAGAGAAAAGAATTACTCCTTCATGTACGAATCCAATTTCATTGACGGAACAAATCACCCAATTCATCTTCTCATTGCCAACAATGAAAACAAACTCATTAAAGACCTTGATGAACTGACCACCATTGATTTTAACATCAAAAATAGCAACGGGAAGAATTGTTTGGATGTGGCTAAAGAAGCAAAGAATTTTGATGTCTTCCAAATTATTTTGGACAAGAATTATCAGAGTAAATTGAAATCTCTTGAAAAGATCAATGATAATCTCAAAGATAATCAGAAAAAGATTTATGAACAAATGGATGATAACAAGAAGAAGATTGCGCTGTTGGAGAAGAAAATACAACATCTCAAATCCAATGAAACCATTGAAACAATCAAAACAATTTTTATCTTCGTCCTTTTTATCTATTTCTGCAATACTTATCGCATTAACTAATTATAAATTATACCATCTCTACTTGCATTTCCTGGGAATTATCAGAATTTGAAAAAAGATAGGTTATGTAATCCTCTGCAAAATAAAATATCTCCATCAATGTCTGTAAAATAAGCGGTTCTTGGAATTTTATTTTCTCATATATTTTCCATAAAAATACCGGCAAAAAATACAATATCTCCCAAACTGATAAAAATGAAATTATAGCAATTTCTGTTACCTCTTTCTCAATTAATACCCCCCACAACAACTCAAAAATTCCGATAAAACCGATTAAAACTTTGCATAATATTATGCAATAATGATTTTCATTTACATCATAAAAAATTACAAATATTGATCTTAGAACCAAAAACATTACTGTTAAAATTATTTGAGTCATCCCTAAAATAAAAGTAATTATATGTGATTGTTTTACCATCAATAATACAAATAATGTAATTATCCAGGCAAAAATCATTACTACATAAATTGCATATTTGAATGGTTTAATATAATTAAAACACTCAATGCATATTTCCCAAACTATCAAAAATAATAAATGAAATGTTTTGAAAACAAAAAGAAAAATTAAGAAAGATATTACCAGAAAAAAAATTAAAATAAATGCCTCAACCGAAAATGAAAGCAAAAAATAATAGATAAAACTATTTCCACAATTCTTAACCACATTTACATTAAAAAATCCAATTAAATTCGTTAATGAAAAAGCAATTGTAACTACAATAAAAAACGCACAAATAATTTTGTATGTTTTATTTTTATATTTTTGATGTATCAACAACAAAATAGAAGTATATAAGTTAAAATATGCCGTTAATAAAAAAACAATGCGGTAATTTCCTGGCAAATCACATTCATTTATTAGATTAACATTTGTCAAAAAATATAAGATATAACAAATGTAAGCTGATAAAATGCATATATTAGTAATCGTATATTTTGTCTGCATTTTTTTCCTTTTATTATTTACTATTTTACTAATCAATTTTTTTCTATTATAATAATATGTCTATCTTTTCCACCAATATCGTTACACATCTCCCATCCACAACACTCGGAACCCTCTTTAAAAATCCAGACAAAGAAGATCCAAACATTTATGTTCTCTTTTGCGGACATTGTTGCAGAACAGATGCTATAAATGCAACTTTTTTAACCTATGATAATCTTACTTTGAATGCGAAAATTTTGAATGTTAACATATGGATCGATGTTGCTGTCGCAGTTTTGGAAAATCCATCTCAAATTGATTTCAATATTACAACTGAATTTGACCCTGACCCATTTTTTGAACAAAATGAAGATGTCACCTTCTTCTCTAACTACCAAATCAACAACTCTTTAGCTCGTCCCATACCATCCAACGTTCGCGATCCCAATTATAAATATCCACAAAACACCAACCACTTCTTTTACCCAGAAAGTATACTTCTTAGAGAAGCTCAAGGAGTTAAAGGTGTGAGTGGATCTCCTGTTGTTGATGCTAATAATAAAGTTGTTGGTTTAGCCAGTAAAATTGTCGGAGAAACCGGAAGTGGTATGAATGCTGCCAATAATTTAGTTGCAACCAAAATGTCCATGATTTACCTTTACCTATTTAGTGAAAATTATGGATTACTCCCCGCCTTTTATGCAGCATATCAGAAAAATCCTTCCATCAATACCGACTTTAACCTATTAGTAGCATTCCGAAATTCATTTAACATTGTAATTTGTCACACTGGTTTTAGGTATTTGTCTAACAGAGAAAATATCAAAAATGCCAATCTGAATTTATCCAAAAATATTCTCGGATCTCTCCTATCATTTCGAATGACCGGTATTAACAAAAATACTTATCAATTAGTTGACTACCTACAAAAGAACGATCCAAATATTTATAATTTCCGCACATTGTTTGATGGAACAGATTTATTAAATGATTTTTATAAGAATAAGACTTCGGTTTTGTTTAGAACACTTGAATATACTGATCGGGGTAGTGAAATGAAAGTAATAGATTTTGGAATAGATAGTTTTGCTCCTTATTACATCAATGGAGATCCAAGTAAACCAATAACTGTCACCTACCGTCTTTACGAACCTTCTGGTGAAGATGGAACAAATATGATTTATGGGCCACTTAAAACAATAACTGTCCAACCAATAATTGTGGATGATTCAAAACCTGGAAAGAAGAGGTGGTCATCACAGCTGCCAATGGAATTTACAAGTACAACTTCAAGAGCAAATGCCATAATGCAGATTGATTTGTTTAATCAGGCAGTTGGCAGAGGAAGTTATAGAATAAATTATGCAGCAGTAACAGGGCAATTCACTTTTACTCCATTGAGTTCAATAATACCTGTTGCTTCACAATCTTCTTTAAATAATTCAAATTCTGGGCTAGCAATTTTAGCACAAAAAGCAAGTCAAATTCTTGCCAATCAACAACATTCTTTAGTAAATTCCTTACCAATTTTTACTTTTAATTATGTTAATTATTATAATCCAATTAATTCTATGGATGCAAATGGTAATAATTGTTATAGTTATTATATTCAAGATTGTAGTTATCCCCAATATAACGGGCAGATTATTACTGATTATTTTGTAAATGGTAATTACTTTAACTCATCATTTCAGAACCAATCTGGTTCTGTTTCACCAAATCCACCAATTCCACCAAATCCTTATTCTGGTTCTACACCTTCGCTACTTCAAACATTGCAGCAATCAAACGAAGGTCAAGCTGGAATTCCGGGACCTGTTAAAACATTTAATTTCCCAGGACCTCTTGTAAATACTGGGAATATTTTTTAATGCACATTATTTCGTGTGAATTAAAACTTAAGATATTCTGTAATTTTCGTTACCGCAGTTGATATGTGTTTATTAATGAATTGAGGGAACATTTCATTCGATTTTTAGATGGGTTGCAGTGATGCTAAATTTGGTAAGAAGGAATGCTTTTGGAAGAATTAAAAAAACAGGTTTTCCGCATTAACAAATCAAAATAAAAAATTGATTTAAATATCTATTATTACTCTAAAACTATTAAAAATGGAACCAATTTGTATAGGTAACACGACTATTTATCGAGGCATAGTGCCTCCAAAAGGAATCATTTTATATCATTTTAATAAAGAAAATTACCAGATTAACCTTTGGATATCAAAATGCAAAAATGTTTTTTTCTGCTGTTCCCACGAACACCCAATTCGAGAAATAAATAATGAAATTCAATATTTATGCCACTTCTTTTATATTATTTATGACTTTTGCAGCGGATTGAACAATCAATCACTTGAATACATTTTTCTTGCAACATTGTTAAATAATATTTTGGAATATATACGCGTGCATTCACGGAATATTTATGAATTGAGTTTGAAGGATCTAATGGTTGATCGATTTTTCAAGTCATATTTTTTGGTTGCAAATGTATGCGGAGTTTATCATTTATCAAAGATAAAAACTGAGATAATTATGGCTAAAAAGGAGAATGAGAAGATGAAGAGGGATGTAAAGGATTTTTTTGGAAATATAGAAAATGATTTCCAAAAAATAAAAAATATACTCTCCTCAATAACATTTCCCAAAACCAAAAATTCATCTTCACAAACTGATACCGAAAATGCCTGGAAAACTAAAATTATTTCCAAAAAAACTGTTGAAACTCAATGTTCAAGTATCAATACTAAAAATAATGGGACACAGGTTATGTCAATTCAAAAATGCGAAATATCGGTGCAGACGGATGCGATTATGGAGGAGAAGAAGGTTATCCAAGAAGGTAAAAAATCTCCTAAAAAGAAAGGGAAGAAAAAGGATGAGGACGACGATAACTTCGAATTCTCCCTTAATGAATACCTCGATCTCACCAAAAAACATCGTGATGACATCATACAAGCTCGCAAAGAAGGAGTTGAAATATGCAAAAAAAGTATTGTTGAATTTATTAGAAATAATCCAATTGATCAAAAGACTTTGTATCAAATTATTGATCATTGTACTTTGAATAATTCTTTGGAGGCGATTGTATTATTTTGTGTGAAGAATAGTATTAAGACGTTTTATGATGGGTTGAAGAGGAGTGATATAGATTTTAAGACGCATAAGGTTATTATACCTCATTTTACTTTTTTTTGGAATAAATTGGTGATGCCAAATATTGATAATTTGGAAAATCCAATATTCAGATTATTAAAGAATGAATGGGAATATATGGAGTCAGTCTTGAGATCAAATTTACCAGATTACGATGGAAAAGATATTGATATTACATTTTCAAATTGTGCCTCTTATCAGTTGAATAATGAGTATGAAGCATTGAGTTTTGTGCCTCCATTTTTCTCGATATTATTATCGCGCTGCAGAAGTTTGCCTTTACTTTTAGGAATGATTAAAATTTTTACTGATTGTGACCACAACAAAATTAAAGCTTGTGATTTTGAACAAGCACTGAAAGAATTTGAAATGTTATTTTGTGTTCCAAGTCCTCTTGAATTATTAAGGACAAATTCCAAAAATATTAAAGTTGATTGTTTTTACACACGTGCCATCTACAATCTTGACATTGAAGTCATTTGATAAAAAATTGATGTATAACAACATAAAAGCAAATAAATAATTATAATAATGAGTGAAATTCAAGTTTATGAATATTTTGACGGTTACCCTCAATTAGAACCCGAGGAATACCGAGTAAAAATACAATATATTGTTCTCGGTAGCATAGATAATGGAAAATTATTGACAATATGTTATGCGGGAAAATTTAATCATATTGCTAATATAGGTGTAACAACTCATTCGAAATCATGGAAGAAGGAGATGATCGATTGTGACTTGGCATTAAAATATGTGAGGAATGCCGTTAGAAGGGGTGGAAAATCAATTGCAGAGATGCAGCAATTGATGGAAGAGATGATGAAAAAAAAGGAAGAGATCGATGGGATGAATCAAGTGAAATGTGGAGATTCTTGTTCGGAAACAAATACGTTGTATGGAATTTCGATTCATTGGGGAAAAGAAGAAAGTTACACTGATAAATTTGTAAAAGAATTGGGAAAGAAAGTGGAAATGATGAGAAAAGTTGAGGAATTTATGGAAAAATATGATAATAAAATAAACTAATTAAATTTAGGAATATCTTATATATACTTTTTTGCAGATTTTTTTTACATTAAATTACTATCAAACATAAAATATTTTCAAATTATGAAAAATATTATAAAAAAAATTTATTATTTTTCTATAAAATTAATAAAAAAAATACAATAAGTATAGTTATCGATGTCTATATGGGTTAATAATGTCCCTTAATTCATCTATCTCCCAGCTTTCTATTGGTTGATCATTTTTTTCTTGAAGAAAAGTTATTGCTCTTTCAAGATTCTGATATTTACCAATCAAATTCAAAGAGGAACCAGAAGTTGTGGATATTTTAAAGTTTCCTCCTTTTTCTTTCAAAAGAGGATGATGATTATTTATCAAAAAAAATTCTTTATTTTCCTTTTCATTCAAATAATATTCACAAAACTTTGGTAAATTATCAAGGTTCTTTTGATCTTTTAGCCATTTCATAAAATAAGAAGGTATCAATTTGGCGTATTTTTTCCTGGCTACTTTACCTCTATTTGAATTTTGTTCTGATTGTGTTGCAATTCTTAGGTTACATCTACGATTATCTAATTTGTTTTGATTGATATGATCTACACTATCTTGACCTCTTCCATGTCCATAATGATCCATAATAATTTGATGTAAGCATAATCTTGTTCGTTCCTCGGTGTTAATTGTACAAAAAATATATCCAGTCGCATTATGAAACGACCAAGTTTCACGTGCTCCATCTTCTCTATAAATTACTCTATCAAAGTCCCTAACCGAAAAATAAGTATATGAAGAAGGACTGCAAAACATTACGTAAAATTCCTTCTCAAAATCATGACTCTCATCTCTAACTAAAAAGTAAGGATTCATTATTCTACCAGCAGACTTTCCAAAAGCACGAATATGTCCATCAAATCTCTCCAATATAATAAAATTATTTTTTAAACATAAACTCTCCAAAAACTCCATTAAATTCTTTAATAATATTTGCATTTTACAAATATTATTTAAATCAATTTTTATATTTTTATCAAATATAATTGATAAAAAAATATAAAAAATTATTTAGTTGCTGTAAGCACTCGTGATCTCCTAAGTTTCCCTAGAAGGAGGACTGTATCTTAAGCCGTTTCCGGTTGCTTAAACCATCATAAACGACCCACGCCCGTTCAGTCTCTGACGCCCTACCATCGGCTAGCATATCGCCATTAGGTAGTAAGCATG